CTGGTCAACTATACAATTTTGATGAAGTATTCACAATCGACAAGGAAGCAGGAGCAGCTTGGCATCTTATCCAGTCTGTTTCTGGAGATCAAACTGATGGATATGGTGGAGTCCCTGGAATTGGAGTTAAAAGAGCAGAGACTCTCTTCAAAGAAAAGGGATACACTTGGAAGGCAGTAGTTGAGGCATTTAAAGAAAGAAGTTTAACCGAAGAAGATGCTTTAGTAAATGCTCGGTTAGCTAGAATTTTAACAGCTGATGATTATGACTTTGACAGAAAAGAACCTAAATTATGGACCCCCTCCTCCAGTTACAGAGTTAACTATGGAGCAGGATCTAAAGCTAAGGCAGCTTGAAATCAGACTAAACAGTGGCGAGGTTGATATGAAAGATATCGTCACTGTCTTTTTAGCCATGCAAAAACAAAACTTTGTCATGGGAAATTCAATCAAAAATTTAATCGCCAATTGGCCACATGAAAAAATCGTTTTTATCGGAACAGGCCAAGGAATTCCGATCGAAATACAAAATTAAAAACTCTATCTCACGAGATAGCCGTGCATATCAAAAGAATTTAATTGCCGAAGAATTCAATGAATTCGTAGAGGCTGATGATGATATGTTTAGGGTTGGCAGCCCACCTAAAGAAGCTTGTTTAAAAGAGCTTGCTGATTTAGTATATGTATGCTATCAGTATGCTGAGAACCAAGGATGGTTCTTAGATGAAGCATTAGATAGAGTACACAAAAGCAATTTGTCCAAACTCGGAGCGGACGGTAAACCCATATACCGAGAAGATGGAAAGGTTCTTAAAGGACCTGGATATAAACCACCTGATCTATCGGACTTATTTTAAAATGAAGGCAGAACTTATATCTCGCACGGGGCGGGTCCAATCATGGTTGGATAATCCCGAATCTAGACTCCCAGTGAGCTGTACAGTTTTTGTTGTTGAGGACTCCATGGAGGGTTCGGAGGGCATTGAAGCTAGCTGGAGATTCGTATCTCATGCATTAAGGCATGGGGCAGGGTGCGCTGTACACCTGTCTAAGCTACGGGAACGTGGTCACGAAAACGGTAAAGGACTTACAGCCAGTGGTCCTGTATCATTTGCAAAAATCTACTCTACATTAAATGAAACACTTAGAAGAGGTGGCGTCTATAAGAACGGCGCTGTCGTGGCTCACTTGGATATTGATCATCCCGATATCCTTGAGTTCGTGCGCACTCCTAGAGCTGAACTCCCTTGGATCAAAAGGACGGTCGATCTTGATACGGGAAGGTGGCAAAACACAGATAATCAAACAAAAGATGCCATCCTCCTCGGGGTTAAGTCCGGGGACATCTGGCTTAATAAAATAAAATACGATAAAGATGGAAAACGCATCTACGGGAATGTGTGTCTTGAGGTTTACCTGCCCTCACGCGGAACTTGCTTGTTACAACATGTCAGTCTCGGTGCCTGTGAAATCGGATCACTCACAGAGGCTTTCAGTAAAGGTATGTCCGAGTTGTGCGAGCTCCATGGTAGGACAGGTGTTGGAGCAACTGGAGAATATTTGCCAAGTGATACCGACAGACAGGTCGGCCTTGGGCTCCTTGGTTTAGCTAACCTTTTAAGAAGATACCATGTTACCTATGAACAATTTGGAGAGGCACTAGATAATGTCAATTCTGGTGAGCCTCCTACTGGTACAGCTGGTGCTATTGCTACTGAGCTCTACAAAGGTGTCCAGTTAGCAGCTAATATAGCTAGAGATAACAATATGGAGCGGGCGTTTGCTATTGCGCCTACTGCTTCATGCTCATATAAGAGCAAAGATTTAGATGGGTACACATGTACGCCTGAAATAGCACCCCCAATATCCACTTCTGTGGACAGAGATAGTGGTACATTCGGTGTACAGCACTACGATTACGGCAACGTAGAAATTGCCAGCGAAGTCGGCTGGGACGCATATAAGCGTGTAGCAGACGGCATCGTGACGATGTTAGATAAAACGGGACTTCTTCACGGATACTCATTCAATTCTTGGTCAGATGTTGTGACCTATGACTATGAGTTTGTGGAAGAGTGGTTGGATTCACCCCAGACTTCCCTTTACTACAGCCTGCAAGTGATGGGAAATGTACAGGACAAGACAGATGCGTATGCAGCATTAGATCAAGCTGACGTTGATGATTACTTACAGGATATTCTCAGTGAATCTGAGCCAGTAACCTGTGACTGCCAAGAATAATGAAGAAAGACCCTTATGAAAAACTACTCGGGAGAAAACGAAAGTGGACTCCCGTCCAAACCACCGCCGGAGAATTAAAATATGGAGCCGAAGAGACCATCTACCGTGCTCTCGCAATACGTCATATGGAGTTACCAGTTGGTACCTTCATTCAGGAAGGTCTTGAAAAAGACGTTCCCAACAGTGCTAGAACACTATTAGAATCAAACGTAAAGGACGAAGAAAACCATGACCTTGCTCTTGGGTATATTGCTAATTCAATTGGGGTTGACCCTACCGCTGAGGCTGAAGCCTTACGACTTCGATCAGCATGGGAACAACACCCCGACCACACCATAACTAAAGCATTGGTAGCTGAACGTGCTATATTCTTTGTACTTCTGCCTTTTTTTAGGTTTTGTGGGGATGCTGGTCTCCGAACGGTATCAGCTGATATTTCCAGAGACGAACAAATACACGTGGCCACTAATAGCCTCGTATGTCATGATATGGGTCTTACTCCTAGTCAATCTCTGGATAAACTTAGGAAGGCCACGATTAATTGGGTATTCCAACCCCTAGGTAGAAATACTACCGATAAATATTTGGACAAAAATTTTTGGCTGGATGCGAGTGATCGCTTAATGTATGAAGGGAAAGCCCCAGAGTTTTCTGACACACAGCGAGCCCGTATGCCAGCTTTTTTCGAGCATAGCAATGTCAATCTCCCTAAATACGCTTAAGCTTCACAACGAAAGAGTTGATGAATTACTTAAGAAGGTGGAGGACAATTTCAAATGGAATCCTGTCCATCCCAAGGAACCAGTAGAATCAATCATGTACCGTGCTGGTCAAGCTAGCGTGGTAGAATATATAAAACACCTTACCGAGGAAGAAGTATAATGTGTTTCAAAGGACCGAAACAACCAGATCCACCACCTCCAATTAATCCGCCACCTCCTTTAAGAACACCAGCACCACCTAGAGATGTTCCAAGACCCGAACAGATCAAAGAAGAATTAGGTGAAGACGAATTAGTCTCTGGTAAAAAAAGGACAGCGTTACAAATCGCTAAAATTAGAAGAGGTATGAAAGAGTTTGGTGCTCTTACCCCAGGGTCTATACCTTCAGCACCTGAATCAGGTATTACACCTCCAACATAATATAAATATAAAATCATGTGTGCAGATTTAACTAAGATGCCTCCTTTTTCTCCTCTTTGGCAAAATATGGATAGAATTGAGAAACAGGAGAAAGCAGACCAAAAAGAAAAAGATTACGCAAGAGATGATTTATTAGCTCAACGTAGAATGGATCATGAAATTGCTTTAGCAAATATACAATACGGTAATAGAGATTCTCTTAGAGCCCAGAATGCTGGTAACAAGAATAGACAAAGATCAAATATGGTTGGTTAGAACTATGTGTAGTAAAGATCAACAACATCTTGCAAACTTAGTTCTGAGAACTGGTCCAACTGGTCCACAAAAAGGTATAGTCGAAGAGCCTTTACCACACAGACAGTTAGGATTGTCATCAATGAATGCAAGTAATAGACAACGTGTATTCGACCCTTTGATTACACCAAACGCAAAGGACACACCATCAGAAATTAGATTAAGAGGATAAATTATGTTTGCACGTGATAGATACACTCAACTTTCATCTGGTAGAAGTCAGTTCCTAGATACCGCAGTTGAGTGTTCAAGATTAACACTGCCATATCTTATCCAAGATGATTTATCTTCACGACCAACTCACAAAACATTAATACAACCTTGGCAGTCAGTCGGCGCTAAGTCAGTTGTCAATTTAGCAGCGAAATTAATGTTGGCTTTGCTGCCACCACAAACAACATTTTTCAAGTTACAAATCAGAGATGATAAACTTGGAGAAGAAATACCTCGTGAAGTTAAAGCTGAATTAGACCTATCCTTTGCTAAGATGGAAAGGATGGTAATGGATTATATCAATGCCTCTAGTGATAGAGTAGTTGTCCATCAAGCACTCAAACATTTGATTGTTTCTGGTAATGCATTGATATTTATGGGTAAAGACGGTCTCAAAAATTACCCCATACAACGTTACGTTGTGAATCGTGACGGTAATGGTAATGTTTGTGAGATTGTAACAAAGGAACTGATAAGTCGTAAGATACTAGGTCTAGATCTGCCAGTATCATTACCGAATTCTCCTGGAGATGACGGTCATAAGACAGGATCAGATGACCAGGATGTTGAGGTATACACCTACGTCCGCATGGATGAGAGTAATGGTAGATGGGTTTGGCATCAGGAAGCTTTCGATAAAGTAATTCCTAATAGTCGTAGCACAGCTCCGAAAAACACAAGTCCATGGTTGGTTCTTAGATTTAATACGGTTGACGGAGAGGATTACGGTAGGGGTAGAGTAGAAGAGTTCCTTGGTGATATACGATCACTCGAAGGACTCTCTCAGGCACTCGTAGAAGGCTCTGCAGCAGCCGCTAAGGTAGTCTTCCTTGTATCACCATCCTCGACAACAAAACCACAGACTATAGCCAAAGCAGGTAACGGTGCAATTGTTCAAGGACGGCCTGAAGATGTAGCTGTTATACAAGTTGGTAAAACTGCTGACTTTAGAACAGCAGCTGAACAAGCTGGTAATTTAGAACGTAGAATTTCTGATGCTTTCCTTGTCTTACAGATTAGACAAAGCGAACGCACTACCGCGGAAGAAGTCCGCCTCACACAAATGGAATTGGAACAACAGTTAGGTGGGCTATTCAGTTTGCTCACAATCGAGTTCTTGATACCATATCTAAATAGAACCTTACACATACTGCAAAGGTCTAATCAGATTCCTAAAATACCAAAAGATTTGGTACGTCCTGAAATTGTTGCAGGCGTAAATGCCCTTGGCAGAGGACAAGATCAACAAAGTTTAATTCAATTTATAACCACACTTACACAAACAATAGGACCAGAAGCATTAGCAACTTTTGTAAATGCTAGTGAATATATTAAGCGACTTGCCGCATCTCAAGGTATAGATGCTCTCAATTTAATTAAAACTGATGAGCAAATAGAAGAAGAAGCAATGCAAGCACAACAGCAACAAGCTATGCAAGCTATGGCTGGTCAAGCTGGATCATTAGCAAGCGCACCTATGTTGGATCCTAGTAAAAATGAAGCACTTCAAGAAAATTTAAATGGAGAAGGTACAACCATCCCGCCCAACGAGGGTGAAGAAGAAGCGGCTACCGAAGGTTAGTAAACCTCAGCCGCTCGATACCAATGACACAGCTAAACCAACAGTAATCCAAGCCAGACCTTTAGTAGGTGCAGACCCTGACTTTGTAACAACAGTTGGCTTAGGTAATTTAAAAGTAACCACCGCTAATGGACTAAAGAATGACGGAAAAACTGACGTATGACCCCACCCCAGCTGATGCTCCTGAATTCACTGAGGAAGAACAAGCTGCTTTAGAAGTAGCAGATAAACTAGGCCAAGAAGAGAATGATTTAATTCTTGGTAAGTTTAAAGATGCTGATGATTTAGCTAAAGCTTATACAGAATTAGAAAAGAAATTAGGTTCAAACGATGCATCCGAAACTCCAGAAGAAACAGAAGAGGCAGAAGAAAGCCCAGGAGTTGCATTAATTAATGCTGCATCAGCAGAATTTACAAATAATGACGGACAACTTTCCAAGGAAACTATGGAAAAGTTTACTGAAATGAGTAGTCAAGATCTTGTTAATGCTTATATTGAAATGTCTAAGAATCAACCTGCGACAGATCAACAAACAGCACAAGATTTAACTGATTCAGAAGTAAATTCTATACACAATTCAGTTGGTGGGGAGAAAGAATATAATAAAATCCTTAACTGGGCATCAAATAATTTAGATGATGCCAGAATAAAAGGCTTCGATTCTTTGGTTTCTCTTGGTAATGCTAAAGCTATTGAGTTAGCAGTATCAGGTTTAAAAGCAGAGTATGAGAATTCTGAAGGATATGAGGGTCGTATGTTGACAGGAAAAGCAGCTCAAACTACAGATGTATTTCGTAGTCAACAAGAACTAGTTGCAGCAATGCGTGACCCTAGATATGAAAACGATCCTGCTTATCAACAGGATATATACGATAAACTACAACGTTCATCCAACGTAAAATTTTAACTATGTCAAAAGCTTATGATCCCTCAGCAAGAGACAATGCTATGAGGGTTAAATATAGTGTAAGCAGAACTGGTGACAGATGGGTTATACCTTATAATGATAACGCATCTATGTCAGCACAACTTGCTCAGTGTAAAGAGATGGTTGGTAAAACAGCTAACGGAACTCAAGACGCAGGAGTAGAAGCTTAGCATGAGCACCCTTACATTACAAAACAAATCCAATTGGAATGAGTTCTGTGACTGGGTTACTAGCACCAATAACCGCCTCTATGTGGGGTGGTTTGGTGTCTTAATGATACCCGCACTTTTAACCGCAGCAACCTGTTTTATAATAGCGTTTATAGCTGCACCTCCCGTCGATATTGACGGTATACGTGAACCAGTCGCCGGATCTCTACTCTATGGAAACAACATCATCTCAGGAGCAGTGGTCCCCAGCTCCAACGCCATCGGAATGCACTTCTATC